TTCAATAAGCGGCTGTGTTACTGCAATAATCTTAGCGTCGTTCATTTTACTTCCTCAAAATATTTCATTATCTGGTCGTCAGTAGCACCATCTTTTAGTTCTTCAATCAACTTGGGAATGTCATTAGGATTCACATATCGCATCAAATCGGTTATCTGGTGAGTTAGCGATCTTTCTAACTCAAGTTTTCTCATACAGTTCCGAGTCATTCTCTTAGCGTCGTTCATAGTTTCTCCCACTGGTTCATTTTCATAGTCGCTATCAATCCTTCATATGTATTACTATCTATGATATGTTGGATTTCACTCTGATGCATTCCACCCATAATCATTTCATTGATATCTTTATATTGAATGTCATTAGGCCACACACAAATCTTTCTTCCCATTTCAATAGTCTTCCGCATGTTAGAAACGATTTGTTTGTTACGAGGTTCATTATCATATACGAATATGTAGTCTAGGTCAAGTCCTACGATGCTAGGAGCAACGTATAATGCTGCATCCATAGTAGCCAGGCTATTATCAAGGTAAAGAGAATCGATGGGCCCCTCAACCACATACATAGTCTTACGAGGGTCAACTCTATCCCAACCAAATATCTTAGGAGCAGTTTCATCTACTTTGATCGTTATGTATTTGATTTTAGATGGGCCAATGGCACGTCCTTGAACGCCTATTAGGAAGCCATCCTTATTGAAGAAGGGTATAACTATCCTTGCTTCTTTATATAGTTGTTTATCATTCTCTGGGAATGATCTCTTTACAAACTGTGCAAAGTCATCCGTGTAGTATAGAAGTCCCATGGGACCCTTAGGAATCTGTCGCTCTTTCAGATATCTAACCGCAGGATTCTTAGAATCAAGCATAATCATAGGGGTGATATCATCTAGTTCATGGAACGTATGATTAGTAGCAACAACCTTTGAAGGAGGACGACATGGTATATTGAATACAGGCTTTGATACGAACTGGTTGGCATCAACCTTAGTATTCGTTGTGTTAGATTGAACGAATGTCTCTAACTGATAATCGTTATACAGTCCCGGATCAACATACTTGATAAATTTTTGCAGTCCCATGGTTGTACCGCAGTTGTGACACATAAAGCCAAAGTGTTCCTTTCGCTTATAGATATACCCACGAGCCTTGATCTTGTCCTTCTGGGAATCGCCACAAACAGGACAACGGAAGTTCCATAAAAACTCTCCCCGCTGCTTGAACTGTTTGAGTTTAGGAGCGAGGAGAGAGACATACTTTTTATCAATATATACCGACATATATCACCCAGTCATAATGAACAAACATATTATACGACCCTTGACTCTATGTCAAGTCTTATTTTTTGAGCAAAGGTTTCATTTGCTGAATAACTTCCTTGAGGCCTTCAATCTCCTTACGGAGGTCCTGTCTGTCTTGATCAACGACAGGAACCCTTGCCTCAAGTTTTGCTTTGATGGTATCCATAGTTTCTTCTATGTGATTTACCTTCTGTTCAATGTAAGTTACTCTTTGTTGGAGTTCTAAATCTTTCATCTTGAAATCACCAATGGTCATGAAATAGGCGGCAATCAATCCACCGACTGCTATTAGGGCAGTGATGAAATGAGGTGCCTTATCAAGTAGACCACCAACTACATCGTCATTGTCGTCGTTGGTGTTGTGGTTAGCCATTGTTGCTTCCATTCCTTTCTTTATCCCCCTAATGCGATTACTGTGGTGTAGGTAGGAGGACCTAAACCGACTTTGTGTAGCATGACACTAACGAACAATCTCGTTCGCATTATCTCTCGCTCCAGTGCATCATACTACTGATTAGTTAGATCAATCTCAACAAACATTGGTATATCATTAGATGTATTAGCAACTGTTTCAACCACTTCAATAATCGTATTTGTATTCGGTTGCTCAATCTTTTTTACGACCACTGGTTCCGCTTTAGGTTGTTCAACTTTCTTAGGAGCAGGTTCAGGTTTCTCAAATGTCTCAATAGTTTTCAATGCCTGTTTTGCTCTAGCAAGTTTAGCCTTACGATCTTCTAGACCATTGTAACCACCATTGATGGCTCTTGTTACAAGTCTAACATCGTCACGGTCAGCAAGTGCATTTATCTTTCTCTGCTTCCAGTATTCCAATGCAGTCAATACTGAAATCCTAGGAGTCGCTGCCAACTCTGGATGATTAACTAGGTCAATACCTAGAATGTCTCCATAACGCTGATAGTTAGCACGACCTGTTAGTTGGATGACACCACGTCCTTTAAAACGAACACCATCACCCTTTCTAATGTTTCCTAAATCTCGTCTGCCTTCATATGCTCTACCAGATGCATATTCTTCGGTAGTTCTAAAATGGTCACTCTCATGTGCGATTTGGGCAAGAAAGTGAGCCAATCTCAATTTTGTTGTTATACCATATTTCTCTAGTGCCTCAGGCAAGTGTTCAACTAATCCATCAATTACTTTTTTGTTACCCTGGACACCAGAAACCTTCCTTAGTATCTCTGGTGTAATCTTATACATATTATCCTCTCTTACCGTAACGAGCATATAACATTTCACCTGATGTTCTATTCTTTAGAACGATAGGCTTATGTGGATGCTTGTTAGCATATTCTCTAATCTCAGCCAAGCAATCATCTTCTTCCAGATACTTACGCCAGGTTTTGTGTTTTCTTTTTTGGTTCTTTGTGTTATAGAATACCTCTGATGATACCTCAAACACAACGGCGCCGGCGAATGTCTCACATTCTTCTGACAACGGAGCCTTACGACGCATCATATTGATGATAACAGGTGTAGGTGTAGATTTATTCTTACCATATCTCTTTCTCTGTGCTTTGACAGATACACCTGGTTCACCCATTGCTCCGACGCCTGCACCAGCAATAGCGCCTGAACCTACGTTGTTTGTTGGGGCATCTTCTTTTATCATATGTTCCTCAATCTGTCTGCTATGGATAAATCCACAGGTATCTCTTCCTGTCTTATGATGTATTTATCAAACGAGACCTTGAAATGGGTGGGCATATAGTTGAGATATAGCAAAATAGTTTTGAGAACTGGGAAGTCCTCTTGATCTACTTTGAAGAAAAGCATGTTGGTGGTTGCTTCTACACCAAACACATTAGCAAGAATGATAACGTGGTTGAGAACCAACCTCTCTTTGAAGTCACCTGTCTGTCTATACTTTCTGATAAGTCTTTTTACATACTTGAGCCGCTTTAGATCGTCCTCAAACTCCGATTGAAGAATGTGAGGACGATCATAAGACTTTGCAGCATAGATCAAAAAGTTTCCATCATTAAGATCAAACATTACATTTTATTCAGATTGCTCTTTGTTCTTAGCCTTCCAGGCAGTAGCAAAGGCAATGCCTTTTTCTTTAGCAGTTAGTTCGCCGTCTTTGGCATAACCCTTCTTGATGTGCTTGACCATACGCTCAAACTTGGCACCTGGAGGTGCTTTTTCATCAATCTGTTCTTCCTTGACAGTCTTTGAATACTCATTGCTGTCTTTGCCATAACCATGACGACGAGCCATAGACTTTAGTTGTTCTTCTGATTTACCAGCGAACTTCTTAGCCTTTTCTTCTGGTGTCATGTTAGCCAATTTCTGCTTATGCTTGATAACAGAAGCGGGCATACGACCTTCTTCGACAGTTTCTTCCATATAAGGATGCTTAGGAGCAGAGGCATTTACCTTTGCCTTACCTTTCATCTTCTTATCAGCAAGAGCAACACCCTTTTCACGACCTTCTCCAGCCTTGTTCTTATAGCGAACAAGTTTGCCTAGAGAAACTTCGTTTAGACCCTTTTCAGAATCGGAGACTGCTTCCTTGTTACCCTTCTTCTTTTCATCGGAAGTGATATCATGCATTGGCTCTTTTGGAGCATTTGCTTTAGCAGACATCTGGCGACATTCGGCTTCTTCTGACATGGTGATTTCAGCAATGTCTAGTAGTTTGTCTAGTTCTTCCTTATCAACTACTCTTGCCATAACCTTGAACATACCGCCAACAATTGGCTTAGCATATGTAATGCCATATGGTGTTAGTATGCCATACTGTAAGAATAGATAATGAGTTGAAGGAACTTCATTGACAAACTCACCAGAGTCGGTCATACCCATCTTGTGTCCAAACTGACGTAGTTCAAATACCTCAACACCCTTATCACCTTCAAGGAACTTCTTAGGAAGAATGATGTGATACTGTGCTAGTAGTTTTGATAGTCTGTTATAGACAACATAAGGTGTTACTGCTGGCTGTGAGGTCACGCCAGCAATAGCAGCATTGATAGCGGCACGAACCGCTGGTTTGTTAATGTCTAGGCTGCCATCTGCCACTTGGGCAGTTGGCATAACATCTTCTTTAAGAAAGTCACGAAATGTTTTCATCTATGACTCCTTATGGTGTTGTTACGGCAGCGTTTGCGGATGTAACAGTGTTTGCTCCTGTTGCGGAAACTAGAACACGGAATGTATTGCCTGTTGCTACTGTAGCATTGGCGATTAGAGCAGGTGATGTTGCATTGAAGTAAATACCAGCGGTGTTAGCGACTGATACCCAACCTGAACCTGGGTTACGCTGCCATGCATAAGATAGTGTAGCACCAGATGGTGTTGATGTAGCAACTGATGTTAGTGTTACGTTGCCTACGCCATTTGCACTTGATGGATTTGTTGTAATTCTTAGTGTGTAATCTGGGAAGTTGGTATCATCAGAACCGTCGGTTGCGATTGAACCTGTAGCAACTAGAACTTCATATGTTACACGACCAGCACGTAGGCCAGTGCCTTCTTTACGAAGAACCCAACCAGAGTGAGGGATTTTACCGTTAGCACGGACTTCGTTTGTGTCTACAGCAAACTGTCCGATTGCTAGGTTTGTTGTGAACTGACCAACTCTAGTATTACCATAAAGCATTGTCTGGTTGGCAGTTGTGGTTGCTTTATTAACCTGCATTGTTGCTGCAATGTCTGAATTGGCAGCGTTGTCTTTATTACCCCATAGTGGCATTTTAGTTTTCCTTCTTCTCTGAAAGTGATGGACCTTGCATACCTGACTTTTCTGGATCCAACTCTACGGGATCCGACGGTTTGCCTGTCTCTGTTTTATTCTTCTTCATTTTTTGGAGGACCTTTTTACGGTCCTCCTCAGTTAGTTTCTTTGTATCATATGGATGTTTCATTATACGATCCTATATTTATTATCACCGACCATTACAGATTCATTCATTGGAGTCACAGAACCTTTTGCTTTCTTTTCATCTGGTGTATTAGATGATGAGGTTGCATTAGGTGTTGTCTGTGTCTGTGCATTAGATGGTGTGCCCAAGTCGGCTGGACGACTTGGTGGAGTTGGCACATTATCAACTGGCTTAGGTGCTGGTTCAGACTTTACACCTGTGTCAGTCTGTTTTGATGGTGCAACATACTTTTCTGATCCCTTTGCAGGGGCTAGATTAGTCTGATATGTCTTTTCACCATACTTGAATGAACCAGTTGATTTAGCACCAATCTCTGATGCTTTTGCTCTAGCAGCAGCGAAGGCTTGACCAAAGGTCTTAGGTGCTTCTTTTGATGTGGTTGTTCTGCCAGCATTTGGTGCAATAGAACCACCGGCTACAGGAGCAGTATTCTTAGCACTGCCCTGCCCTGGTGCAACGTTAGGCAATGACTGACCATAAGCGGCTTGTCTTGCCTTTTCGTCCTCACCAGAGTTAGCAGGAGTTGGCGTCATAGCAGCAGCAACACCACCAACAACTGGATTGGCTGCTACTCTAGCAACTGTTCCTACTAGACCTCTCGCTGCACCTGATGCAACAGTAGGTGCCTTAGGTGCGTTCATTGCAGCACGACCGGCATCTGACATCTTAGCAGTTACCTGACTTGGTGATGAACTAGACATCTTTTGTGCTACTTGAGTTCCACCCTGTGAGAATGAACTAGTACCACCAGTTGCTCTAGCAGACATACCTCTTGAACCAAATCTAGCAGTAGATGGTTTCACAGTTGGCTTTGCTGGCTGACCAGCGACGGCAGGACCATGAATAGCGGCCACAGGCTGTGCGGCAGCCGGTGGCATTCCCATTGCTAGTTCGTTTACCGACTTACCAGTTGCCTGTGCGTTTAGAAAGACTGGTCTTCCTTTACATACTTTTTAGCAAGTTTAGCCTTGATGGACTCCATCATTGCTTCATTAGCTTGAACTTTAGCACGACCTGTTAGTTTATTGACAGCCATATTGACACCCTTTTCACGCTTGTAGGAATCACGATTATGCTTACGGGCTGTTTCAACGTCCTGCTTTGTTCTTTTCTTTGTAGCAAGTTCCTTGCCATATACTTTACCAGACTGGAAAGAAGATTCAGAACGCTTGTAATCGGCGTGCTTGATATACTTACCAGCTAGTTCTTTTGAGATTTCGTTGATCTGATCTTCTTCTGCAATAGAAACACCAGGAACAGGAGCCTTTGTTACTGCACCCTTGTTTGGCTGACGCTTCATTGCCCAATCCTTAGGAGCAGTTACATTCTCTCTAACAGCATTTGACATGCGCTGTGTGGTTGGGTTATTTGGTGTTAGTGAAGATGCTGCACCTGGATATGACTTTGGTGTTGATGGATCTTCCTTTGGAGCAGACTTAGTAACGTCGCCTGAACCTTGAACTGATGGATCTCTTTTTACAACGTCAAGACCTTCTTCCATCTTGCCTGCTAGTCTAGCAGCACGGAAGCGAGAACCCCATACTTCGTCCTTTGGCTTCTCTCTCTTACCGTCTCTATCGTAGTCCTTGTCGGCGAGTTTCATTTCTTCTTTTGTTAGAGAACGAGCAGTTCTTTTTAATGACTGACCTGGAAATCCACCCATCTTTTTGATGTGCTCCATGCCAACTTTTTCTTCATGCTCTTTCTTCTTTTCTTTATTATCTTTGTTGCCTTCCTTCATGCACTTATAGGCTTCCTCAACAGCGGCATCATATGCAGCAAGGTTTTCACGAATGACTGCATTGCGTGAATAGACACCGAACTGTTCATTAACTGTAGCGATAGCCTGGCGGCGCATGTCACCGTCAGCCTGTGCTTGCTTGACTGCCTCTACTAGAGGGTCCTTCTTTAGAAATTTGTTATCAAACATTTTAGGTTCCTTTGTTGTTTCTTATAATAAAAGTTGTATATTATTTAGCTTTTCTGTATTTCTTCTTCTTAAAAATGCTTGTTTTTTCAAACTCTGCGTTCATGTCAGGTTTAACATCCTCTATATTTGAAGCATTTGGAGTTGCACCCATAGACCCCATATAAGGATCAACTAGGCTTTCTTGTTTTAGTTTCTCGGCAGTTTCCTTCAACTTTTGCTCTGCCAACTTTCCATACTTCTCTTTAAATCTCTTGCGTGTTTCTTCTTTGACCATCCAACGATCAATAGGTGACCAGTTTGCATTAGGTTCCATAGGAACAGATGGGTTGACATCACCTGTAATGTTACCGACGAACGATGGGTTCTTAGCAGAGGTGAATGTCTGACCAAGATTGTCAGCGCCGATACGCAACTTGCCAAACACCTTGACACTATCTGGCTTATAGTAGCCCATCTTGCGTGTCTTACCTGGCTCTTGACCTGGTGTGTCTGCTTTATATCTGTTTGTTAGTTTAGGTGTTGCCCAGTTACCAGCACCACCTACAGGATTGTTCTTGGGCTTAGAATCAAAGTCTGAATAGCCTTCTAGCATTTGTTCGAAGCGACGATCCGTCTCTGATGATAAGAAGTCCTGGACCTCTTTTGCAATAGAATCCACAAACTTGTTATATGTTTCTGTGATTACATTAGCATCAAGATCATTCTTGACCTCGATTACCTTTTCAAATAGTTGATCATATTTGTTTAGATTGAATTGAGCATGACGCCATTTGTCATAACGTCTATCTTCTGCAATAACTCTACCACCAGTAGTTGATCTGGCTTCGTTACGTTGCTTTGATACTTCATTGCTGGTATTGACGAACATCATAATCGTCTTATAGCCAGCACTCTCTAGGATATTCTTGATCTCTTTGGTAGCCTCATAGTCTGACATAGTGCCATTGACTACTAGGTTCTCACCATTACATTCATTTACAGAAAACTTATTATCAGAAACTTCTCTAAAGCCATGTGGTAAGATTGCTTCTTTTAGAATCTTATCTTTACCCGATCCCGGCACACCACCTAGAACGATAGCCTTATGCTCTGTAACATATGACTTTCTAAACATATCTGGATTAGCCTTGCCGAACCAGCGCATTACTCTTCCTGCCATGTAGTTTGCTTCGTCCTCTATTGGTGAGCCTGTAGCACCTTCTTTAGCAATATCTTTGCCGAGTTTGCCATCTTCATTTTGCTTATGATGAACCAACTCATGTGCTACTGTGCGGAAGATATCCATTGGGTGACGGTTCTTAGAAGCCACAATGATCTTCTTAGAGCATGGTGAATAGCCACCGAATGATGGCTGCTCGGCTTCATCTTCTGAACCAATCTTATACTCTAACTCTGGCACCTCTTTGATGCCTAGTTTATCTACTGTAAAGTCAATAAAGTTCTTTAGATGACCTTGAAATTCTTTGTGTGACATATCTTCGTTTAGTATTTCTTCTTCTTTGAGATATGTCTTAGCTGCACTGAAAATCTTTTTGGCTAATGTTCTATCAGATGTTGCAGAGACTTTCATAAACTCTGAGAACTTACCAGAACGAATATACTCACGCATATCTGTACCAGACACGCCAGCCTTACGCTTGCCAGAGTTGATTACATCAAAACGGCGAAAGGCATAGTTCTTCTTAGGATCAAATTTAGGATTGTCTCTAGGCATAACATACTTACCGATTTGTGTTTTGAACTCTGCCACACGATCACCACCAGTGATCATTGTAACATCTTCTACACCTTCATCGGATAGTTTCTTACAGATAGCAAAAGCGGTTGTTGCATTTGGGTCATCAACAACATTGATGCCAGGAAATATCTGGCGCAAGAATGATACTTTTTGCTGATAGGGGAGAGGGTTCTTTTTAGCGTCCCATGACTTGGAGGTATATACACGGAACTCGGCGCCTATCTTCTTAGCATAGTTGGCACCGTAATGGATCATTTCAGCATGACCCTTGGTAGGCACTTGAAAACGCCCAAATATGAATACAACTTTTTTCATGTCTCTCCCTCTGCGGGTTTAATAACCTCCCTGGGTGCGCTTCTACGAGAGGCGTGGGAGGTCTTATTATCTCTATTTATATACTTTTTTCTTTCTAGCAGCCTTGACAATCTTTTTGATTGTATCAACGACTGGGACTGGCTTGATTTCAGGATGCCCCTTATCACAACCGCAATGCTCTTTTATCTTCATTTGGTTCCCCAGTTTTTGACAGCCAAGAAGTTGGCTCTACTAAACTCCATACGATCAACTAGTTTGACAGCATCACCACCAGTTGACCAAGCGGCTACATAGCCCTCAGGAGTTGTTACCTTATAACCACCATCAGCGGTATGTAAGAATGTACCTAAGTCATTTACCTGATTGAACTTAGCAATCAATAGCATCTTGGCATCTATCAGTAGGTTTTGTAACTGAAAGATTTTCTTTAAATCGGTGGCGTGCTGACGATACCAACGGAGAACAATATCTCTTTCTGCCTTGCGCTTTGCTTTAGTCGCAGGCAGTTTGGCATCATCGATAGTCTTTTGGTATTTATCACCCACCCATTTTATAAGTTGAGCGGTGTGACCTGCGCCCATATGTTCACCAGCACGAATACGCTGATTATAGAATGACATGATATGGATTCTATATGTTTCGTTAGTGGCAATAAAGTTTAGTAGTGAGGCTGGGATTGTTCTAAAAGTAGAACCAGCCTGCGAAAGAATACCTGTCAGTTTGGCGTTCTCAGACTTAGTAAGTGTAGCACGACCTGTAACATCAACGAACTTATTAGAACGATACCATACATTGCGTGATGGTCTAAAGTTATTGACGTTGATATCAAAATGTGTTTGTAGAGTTTGCATTGTCTTACCATGATATGTGGTGTGAAAGACAATACCAATCTTAGCAGCCATAACTTGTCTAGCAAGAGACGAGTCAGCGGGAACAGCATATGTGATAGTATTAGGGCGGAATGTGATCCACTTTCTACCGTCGATTGTTTCCATCTTTAGGTCAGAACGAGAGAACATAAAGTCACCATGAACGATGCCGGTGATACCTAACTCTGGTAAATACTTTAGTGCGTCTGATAGTTTATCAGCAAGACCACCCTGATGGTTTGCTCTAACGTCTGCTTCGGTATAGTTTAGTTTGGCGTTCTTAGCAAAGATAGACTTAGAGCCTACGAAGAAACGACCATTCTCTGGATTGATACCTGCATAGATGGCAGGAGCACCATCAAACTTTGTTCTTAGAATTAGAGAGCCGCTGGCTTCTGATAATGTCTGACCATCATCAGCAAACATATCACGAAGCGAACGAAGAAACTCAATAGCATTGCGAGTGCCGGCAACACCACCTTCTAGAACGGCATCCTCAATATGTGTGAGGTGACGATCCTTCTCGGCTGCTGCTTCTGTTAGAAAATCTGAAAGTCTAATCATCAAATAGTGACTCCTGGTGGTTTCCCTGATAGTCTAAAACTAGCCATCACATCGATACTAGGTGGCTTTGAACCACCTGTCATACCTCTAGGTTGTATTCTAACTTCCAGTTTTGCTTTCAAACCTACAAGTTTAGGAATGTTAGGCACACCAAGAGCCTGATTTATTCTCTTTTTGATCTCTGCATTAGCAGTACCTTTTGTGGCTACTAATGAGATACTATCACCGAGCATCATCAATAGAATACTGTAATCAGCATCCTTCTTGACTTCTTTATTGAACTTGTTTTTGTAATGTGTGATAATGTGGTCACCCATAGTCACATTGTCGATATTAGCCAACTGGTAATTGCTTGTACCTTTGACAAACTTTTCCATCTTGATCTTTCGTATCTTCTTATCAGGTTCAATAGAGAGCATACCAGAATAGATAGATTTAATACCAGGATCAACATACGTTTTAAAATCTTTGAGCAATCTCTTACCGTTTCTTAGACAGTCAGGACTCTCGTTCATAATCTTGATTAGATCGGTCTTTTCAGGAGTTGGGTTGGGTGTGATAAACTTTTTACCATCAAACTGCCAATCTCGCATAGAACCCATCTGGGCTTTGGAGTCGGCTTTATACTCAACGTGTATATCTACTTTCTTACCATCAATGATGATACGAAAACCAAAATCCGGGAATGCTGTCGCAAACCCGGCTGGTTGTGCAAATGCGGTGGCACCTGCACCTAGTTTCTTTTTCATCTTATTAAATGCTTTGACTTCTTCTTGTTGAGCCTTAATATTCTCTGCCAAAACTATACTCCTAGTAATATAAGAGTATTTATGCTTCTTCTATAAACTTGATTAGATCCTCTGGCTTCACCATGATGAACTTCTCACCATTATACTTCTTTCGGACTTTTTCGACGATTGGCTTTGCTGCGTCCTTTTCAAGATTTACCAACTTATCTTTATAGTAAGTTTCGAGTCTTGCATAATCCCTCTTGAGACCTTCAATCTCGATCTCATACTTGTTTTTATTAAGAGGCTTAAAGACCTTCTGAAAGCCGAACCAAAACTCACGGATTGCTTCGTCACGACCGATGCCCGGTGGAATAGTAATATCACCAGTTTCAGTATTAATTCCGATTCTACCAACTTTAGTTTCAATCTGAATAACATTTGTTAGTGACTCGTGAAATGCGGATGACTTGCCGGTAGCTATCGAAAGATTACCACCGCCTGCGGCGGCGTTGGAGCCGAGCCATCCTTTAGGAATGTTTGTAGTCACAGGAGTATTCACGGTAGGATAGGCAGTATCCACCCATCCGTTGTGTGTAGTATAGACATACACCTGACCACTAGCAGCATCGGTCCACATATCACCATCATTAGGACTGGTAGGTGCTATATGACCGTGAGAATGTTTGATATAAGGACCAGCAGGACCATTAGCACCAGGTGCACCAGGTGGCAGCGCTATTTGATTTGATCCACTGGTTGCACCACCGCCCGTTGCTCCATATATTTTCGCATATGCTTTTACGAAAGAACCTTCAATCGTAATATCGAATTTAGAAATGAACTGTCCGTTGGGACCCTGATATCCGTCCTTCGCAGCGGAATAGAGCCAACCAGGTGGAATAGATGTACCGGTGAATGATGACATTATTCATGCACCTCAAAAACGTGCCAGACAAGAGTAGTCATACCCTTCTGTTGAACAGTGCCGACATAATCGTAATGCTTCTTATCATAGTCTTGCATTTCAAAGCCTGTGCCAAACACCTGAAAGACATACTTGCGCTTCTCTTTCTTTGGATTCACAATAGCCCAGAGCATAGGGAAGCCACCCTGTTCCTGAATTGACAGGATCTTGGCGGCTCTTGGCATTTCAATTTCATACACCGCATTGTGATGGATATCCATACCCAGCGGATACTTATAGATCATCTTCATTGTATAACTCCAATTATTAAGTCACGGTCACTAACACCATTGACGGTGTGATAGGTTATAACATACTCACAACACCAATGCTCACGATTTGATCTTGCTAAGGTTGCTATCTCATGTATGTAGATCATTCAATCTCCTTGGCATGACAAAGCATTGGTAGTTCCGCAAACACCTCTGGCACAAATAGACCACAAGGAACAGTATATTCATACTGCGCTGTTACGGGATTGAAATTGACGAAGTACCATCCAGAGCCATCATCAACGGTGCGATGATTTGGAAACCATAGTTTATACCATGGTTCGGTAAAAAACTCGGTTCGGGTTTTCTCTGCCCAACCAATAAGAACTGGTCGATTACCTTGCCATGATAGTTTGGCCCTATCATTCTTTTCAGCTTCTTCAATTGGTCTAATGTTCATTGTAATCTGTTTCATTTTATATTTCACTTTCTATAATATAGTAACGTGTGACTACTGGCGGCGTCACATCTATAACAGTTCCTACATGCCAGTATTTTTTACCAGGTGGTAGATTCAAATCATAAAATGCACTAACACAATGAAACTGCCGAATGACATATGGTCTAGTATCATCACAAAGAACAGCAGCAATAATGTTACCGTATCTTTCAAAAACATCTACAATAAAGCCGCCCTGAGGTAAAGAAACTGACATATTGGTGCTAATACCTATATGGCTGAATAGATTATACTCTTTGACTCCTACCATGTAACCTCCATCGTCGCATGTTTAGGACAATATCCACGGTTGATCCAGTGCATCATCTTACGATCCCAGTCAGCATCACTAGGAGTATTGTTCAAAAAACGAATCCATGCCTCTAATGGTGTCTTACTAAAAGTATCCTCATGAGGATGCCATGGTGACTTAGTTTCGTCTCCCCATGTATTGATAGGGCCGCAGATTACATATCCTTCGATTTTCATTTCTCTACCTCAGCCTGAATCAACTCTTTACAACGTCTCTTCCAGTCGTCACGCTGCCACTTTGCCTTGTCGTGTGATAGTTCATGATAGTCATTGGCGATGAACTGAACCAGCTTCTCATACTTTTGTAGACGCTCAACTTCTTTTTCTAACTGTTTTGCCACTAACATAGCATCGGTAGTTTTATAACGACCTTTGCCATCAGGTTTGAATTGACTTCTAAGTAGATCCCACGCTTTCATTCCACCACCTCATAATCTCCATCATCACAAGTGTATATCGTCCGTCTAAAGCCAAACTCGGCAATTGCTCTAGCACAACCAGGGCACGGCTTAGACAATCCCCACACAAACTTTTTAGTGAAAGGCTTTTCCTTCTTAACTCGTGCGATATAAATGTCACACTTGGAAAGATCATCCACGTCCATTTCACGCAAGGCATTCTTGATAGCAGCCACTTCCGCATGTAGGAAGATAGCATGTTCATTCTTGGAAAACTTAGCCTGCATGGGATGGGATTTCATGCTATTGATACCAATAGACACGATACGATTCCGATAAACGACCGCAGCCGCAAACTTTTCCCGGAGACCAGGATTAGCTGCGGCTACTTTCGCCAGAGTATGGAGGATACCTGCATTCACATTTTTCATAATAACATTATATACGAGGAGGAGTCTTATGTCAAGACGGGATACTTATTTACTATCTTTCCCTTGACAACTGAAACGGTAGCAGGAATCGTATTGCCGATATCTTTACCGTCATAGCGCCACTTGATTTGAATGATGCCGACACCTTTGGCGTGCCATGCTCTCCAACCAGCGGCCTTACCAGAACCGAATGACTGATCATATTCGATCTCGACCACATCGGTGTAGCCCAATAGTAGGTTATATTGATTGCAGAATTTTACTCTTTGATTGCCAGGTGTGCCAACTTCAAACTTAGTTGAGGCAATAGAGTCGATTTGAATAGGTGCGTTAAATTCATCACCAATGTTCTGTAAGCCACCCCAAAAGATTTCTTTACCTTTAGTGAAGGCAGTTGTTCTATAAGTTGTCCAGAACTGATAAGCACGGCGAGGATAGATATCAGCGGTTTCAGTTACACCTTTCTCACCGAGATAATCCATAACCCATGTTGCTTGCCACTTGTTGTCGTGATAGTCCTCTTGATAATAATGGCGATTGTCTCCCGAGTTCCAGACCATGAACGAGTAGGGTTTACCATCTGCTCCATTACCAAAGTTGTGAATTGATAGATACCCTGGCTCAGGTGTAGGCCAGTAATTTCGGAATAGAAATGCCATTACTTTTCTCCCATTGTTGCCCTCAACATCCAACGATGCTTTTTGTGTGTGGTGATTAAGTCTTGAACATAGTTCTGCCAGCCCCAAGCCTTTTCCTTACCTGCTATATCGAAACATTCATTCAAACAGGCGATGACTTGTTCGTTAGCGTCATAAAGGTTCTTGAACATCTTTTCTGGCTTAACGATCTGCGTATCTTCTTTGATCTCTGAAAGTTCGATTAACCTAGCCATTGAAGGAGGTGCGAAGGAATCCATTTGCCTGATGTGTTCTGCGACAACATCTAATTCACCATGCACACTCTCGTATAGATCACCGAAGAAAGCATGATACTGTGGAAACTCTGGGCCGATATAGTTCCAGTGATATGCATGTGCCTTCATGTAGAACACAAACATGTTACCCAATAAGACTTTTGCTTTTTCTACTACTTCATCCATTTTCGTTCTCTTTGTAGCGTCCCCACTTATTTAGCGGACATTTAGAATTAGGCCATATAGTCTTGGCTTTTAGAAAGCATCCACATTCTTTGCATTGTATCAAGGTTCTGTTAAAGTGTTCGCAACCTTCACATATCTCCATACGCTCGGCTGCCATCTTCTTATTCTTTGTCCACCTTGTTTCCAATTCTATCATACGGATACTTCCCGTTCCATTTGCTGCATCTTGGTTGAGAGGTACATTCTCTGCATATAGGTATATCTACTGCAACACCATCTTTATATACTGATTGACCATCAGATGTATAACCGTTTTGATTCCATGGCATACCATTCAAACCACCCTCATTAAATGGGCGCAATGATTTCATATAATCAGTGACACCATCAACATAGTCTTTCGGTATCTCAGGATAAACATTCTCGTGCCAATATTTTTTGACAGAAGGTATCGTAGGATGATTTGATATACCGATAAACGTCTCACATTTACTCGAATCTAACCACCACGAAAACTCATTCTTACCACTATTATGTATAGCACCTACAGGACATGCTTTAGCACAATCGTCACAACCAACACATCTGTTCCATATCTTATAGTTCACCCGTTTGTCTGTAGGTAGATCAACAATCTCTTTTTCAAATCTAACTGCTGCAATGTGATGATCAAAACCAAACCTGTAACTATAGATTAATGAGTTCTTGGCTCTGACACCCAAGCCTGCTAAGATAGCCGCCTCTTTGTAGTTTGTATATATTAGATAGTTATCTCTTTCACCATTTCTATCTAGAATGTCTCTGGCTTCTTGATAGTGGGTATAGTCCCATGATGCACCATCACGTATCAATACTATTGTATTCGTCTCTTTTCTAAAGAACAAGTCATTGGAAAAATCTTCCATGAATGGCTGATTTAGTAGGTGGAGTTTTGCTTTTACGGGGTGTAAGTTTGCTCTATGAAACAACTCTGGTGTTAGAACACCAATGTCCCAATGCTTTTCATCAAACAAACTTTTAATATAATTGAATGATATCGTATCAGTCAAAGACCACCTAACATGCTAAAAGGGCGGAGATTTCTCCCCGCCCCTATTTATTATCGCTGAATGTGTATGTGATTAAAATGGCCAGCTACTCGCCACAGCACGGTATATCCTGCTGCCCTGGCTCTAGCGGCAACAGCGTCAAATCTTGCTCTAGTTGATCGACCTGACGCCTCATTTACACCACGTCCTATATTAATATCAATGGCACGACCAGCGTAGTGTGCCCAACCATGATGGACATGATGAACACCACCGAAAGCAGGATGCTCCGAGACACGAAGTCCAGAAGCCTGTAACATTCTCCCATAAGCAACAATAGAAGATGAACCATGTCCGGCAAAGTGGCGTGTATATGTGCTATAGTATTGACGGGCATGACGCACATGACCACGAATACGTGGAGATACGCCCCAATTTCCGTCGGGAGTTCCAAGAATGTCGTCAATGACGCTGCGTTCCTGAACCTCATGTTGAGCGAGATTTCTTGCTTCTGCGGTTCCCGCAAGAGCAAGGACCGTAATGAAAGCAAATAAAATCTTTTTCATAATAGTACCTTTCTGTTATGCGCCTCCACGCACAATACCACGACAACGAAAGATGAATGAAATGTGGGATTGATTTGGCCGAAGCCGACGAGGAGGTGATAGATGCACCAGTGCCATTACATCCGTGGTCACCGGTGCGGTTGATCCATGGGGCAATATGACTGTCCCATGGATATCTATTTAGTAAACCTAGAGGCTTGGAAACTTATCCGCAGCGATAGATGCCGCCCATGCGGCAGGTTTAACCCGTGGGGTCACTCCTGTCATTCCCTTAATATAGCCTACTGCTTCACTTATAACGCAAGATGAACCGTGCTTATGGTCTGGATTGATATCAATATGGACCTCGCACTCACGGCCACCAATCACTTCTTCTAGATCGAGGTATAGCTGGGCTGCCTTCATTACCTCGTTCATTAGTCTCATTCTTGGCTTGTCTTTTGACTGGTCGTAGTCCCGTTCCGTAGTGATTTCACCAAAGACCTTTGCGCCTCGGTTACCATCAATATGTACCACCACGACTGTAGCATAATCAGCGAACCAAACACCGCCACGTCGATGACGTTCTGAATCGGCTCCGATATAGATTCGAGAGTTTTCGGAGGTGTTTTCAATGTATTCTTTGACTTCATCTATATTCATCCTCCGTACCATTTTACTACTCTCTTTCTATGTACCGCTCCACTATTCGTTCAGGAGCAAAAAATTGTTTAACCGTTTCTACTACTAGAGCATTCTCATAGGGCTTGCACGAAAACACATCGAGGTAAAAGTTGCCACTATCGTCACAAAAATGTGCGGAGATATTGGATGTTTCAATCAACTGAACCAGTGTGTAACCCTGCTTATCATCTTCCCCGAAATGAATGACCTGTGGTTCACCATAAGCCTTCATGTTAATCTTTCTCACTAGTGCCTTCGCAAAGGCAGCTATGTTTGTGCTACTTGTAATAAGTTCTTTGTCTGCATTATAGCAGTCGAGTATTAGATGGTAACCCCACGCCATTTAGATATCCCTTTGCTTAGTCTGTTTCTTATATGTTTCCCAGACTTCTTCAATAGCCTTGGGATTATATGTCACCTTGGACATTGTTGCCAGTAGGCAGCTTTTCTGTTCATTCGGAACCGCAGCCGTAATAGCGATTGACTGACCACTTGTCCAGATTGACTCGACAACACCTTCACTGTTTGTCATGTTCAATAGAATGTCATAACCTTTTTCAGTCATGGTCTTATCAAGATCCGCATTAGTAAGGCAGATCATTTTTTCATCTTTCTTGGCTTCTGCGCCTCTAGCATGATCCGCATAAAGATTGAAAAGAGTGGCAGGGATGAAGCCGGCCAGAAAATATGCAACATGACGAAGTTTCATTTTTATTCCTCTGGGTATTTGGTATGAACCGAGTTGCAGTAACTTACTAACGAAACATCAGAGTTACCACTCTTATACTTAGTGATCATTTTCTTAATGGGTGCGGTCACAAGGTCCGCAAACCCGTCTGTTATATGGATGCCTTCTTGTATATCGAAACTTGGTAGATTAAAAGTCTTGATATACTCACGTTTAGCATATTCTTCATTATCAGCATTGATGATCATGAGGGCTAATGTGTGACCCTCTTTGTTATGTATGTCGGATGTGATAGTGAAGTAGCACATATTACCATCCACCAAAGATATCATCTTCTTCATAGACCTGGGCGCCAGGACTATTCTTGATGATAATCTGTTTGCGAACCGTGGGTGCTCTATAGGTAGGAACAGCGACAGGTGCAGCATACACAGGAGCATAGCCACCATAGTATGCAGGACGATTGTAGTAACCAGCGTAAGGATATGCACCATAAGGATATGAGTTAGCGATAGCAGCGCCAGCTAGTGCGCCAGTTGCTAGACCGATACCAGCGATAGCAGCGGTGTATCCCCAACCACCACCATAACCCCATCCGCCATATCCACCCCAAAACTGGGCTTTAGCGGGAGTAGCAATTGCAAAGGCCAAACCAAGGGCAGTCACCAATGCGATAATCTTGTTTCTCATTTTCAACTCCATGTTGAATGTGGATGTATTTATGCAGTCTAAAAGTATTCACCGAATACAAAGTTTAGAGTGATACGAGGCCCACCCTTTCTTGGCACTGACGATGTGTGACACTGTGTTAGAGGAAACAAAACGCTCTTGCCTTTCTCGGCAGTGATACGCAACTGGTTTGTAAAGTTGCCATTCCAATTCTCTGGCCCATAACGTTTATGCACATAGTCATAAGTCTCATTGAACATAAACGTATCACCATCTGCATCATTTACAAAGTAGAGAAACGTCTCACCACGAAAGTTATCCTCAGAGTTATCGATATGACCAGGGTGATGAAAGTCCTCTGGATAAGAGCCGTCTTTTGTATAGAGATTAGCTTTGATACGCCATACTCTATTCTGAAAGCGCCGACCCTGATGACGTTCTAATGCTTCTATGATAGGCTGACAAATCTTGGGATAGTAATACTCCGACTGAACCTTGCCGTCAATATAGAACATATGACCAAAGAAGGGAGTGTTTAGAGTCCTATTGTCATTGAACATGTCATAGGTTGCTTCGGCATTATAATACCACGGAAACCCATTCAACATAGTATTCTCGATTTCGGTTTGCTTTTCTCTCGAAAGCAAGTCTTTTATGATTTCCATGATGTATCTCTATCGGTAGTCATTCCGCTTCTCTTTTCACATTATGCATAATATTAGCATGAGAGAAGCGGAATGTCAAGGAGTTTTACTTATCCTTAGGTTGGCTAGCAATGTAGCCAGGATAGTAGGAATTTTCCCTGTGATGATTGGCAGCAACGTGGGAACCACGGAGACCACCTTTTAATTCCGTGCTAGGTATAGTGGAAGCACCAGCAGCATAACCATACTTCTCATATGTATCAGTCTTATATTCAACCGCAAATGCTGGTGTGCTTAGTGTGAGGATAGTTAGTAGAGAAATAACCTTATTCATTTCTTTTCCTTTATGTTATGCTTCCCATTAGGCGAAGCAATCCAAAATGCTGCAATGCAGCATACACTAATATATAGGCCATGAAGGCTTTTGTCAAGGTTTAATTTAGTCTTTCGACGGAGATACTTTTAGTGCTACCCATACCAATAGCACGAGCGGCACCATAAGACAGGTCAAGGGAGCGACCTCTGACGAAAGGGCCTCTGTCATTAACGACCACATTTACACAACCCTGATGGCAAACACGCAGGTGCGTACCAAACGGCAGTGTTCGATGGGCTGCGGTGAAGGCGTGAGGGTTGAAAACTGCCCCCGAAGCGGTGTGTTTGGAAAGTCTCTCTCCGTGGCCGTAGAATGAAGCCACCATGCGGCTCCCTCCATGATCATGAGAGCCCCAACTAGAAGCCCAAGTGTCATTATCATTGCTTTGAACGCTGCGGCCATGTCTATTTCTTCCTTTGACTGTCTGTTGCTGAGGTTGTGACTGACCGCCAAAGAGACCACCGAAAAAATCGGATAACGGATCGGCAGCGGCCGAGGTTGTGAGGGTAATGAATACGGCTATAGTAGTAAATGCTTTGTTCATAATATACCTTTCAATGAATTGGATCTCCCGCTAGGATTCGAACCCAGATAGCCAGAACCAGAATCTAGCGTCCTACCAGTTAGACGACAGGAGAATGGTAGGGGACCCCGGTAACGATCCGGGCCAGCACATAGGCTTGGGTTTTACAGACCCCTTGGCGTCCTTAGCCAAATAGTCCCCCATAATGGTTGTCCCTGATGGTATCGATCCATCGTCTATCGCTTATCAAGCGATTGCTCTACCTTTGAGCTAAGGGACATCAACTCTTTAACTTTAGACCGGTCAGTGGAATCTCATAGGACTCCACTGACACAATCTTTGAAACTCCTCTACAAGTAGCAATGAAACTTTCTGTATCTTCCCAGTTTCTAAAAGAAGTCTGGTATGTATTGCTACCATCTTTGATAAACACTATAAACTGTTTACCTTCTTTTGTCAAGTCAATCATATCAATACTCCAGACGTTCCTGGTTACACTCGAAAGTGTACCAACCTTCGGCACGGAACGCATCGATGATACGATGACGATCTTCGAAGATGGCACCAACCTTATAGTTAGGATGGTGCTGTAGCCAATTCTTGATAATCTTGACCTTTAGAACGTCATCATCTTCACGGTTTCCACCAGGACGCATGTATAGGTCCTGCGTAGGAAAATTAAACTGAATATGACGATTGAGCCATTCTAGTGATACATCACGGAAACGCTCATCACGACCAGTAACGACAATGAAAGCATCATCAGCACGGTCAAAAGCCAGAGCATGAAACACATCTAGCACCGCCTGATACGGTTCATCTAAATGCTGCTTGGCAAAGAACTGATCCCAGTCCTTCTTTTCCCCACGCAAATGATCCCAACGGTGATGCACATTCGCCATAGTGTTGTCAATATCAAATACCCAAAGTTTATTCATTCCGATTTCCTTTCAAGATTATGTCATACTATAACACACCGATATCGGAATGTCAAATGGTGCCGGTTAACGGAATCGAACCGCTATCAGAGGACTACGAAACCACTGTAATGCCATTATACTAAACCGGCGTAACTGGTGCT